AACCACTTCTTTCTTTGTGTCCAACTGAAGTTAAAAAAGCAGTTGGGGCTGTTTTGTAAACGCGTAGCCTTGTAGCCTGCGTCTTGCATGGCCTTGATCAGGGCATCATTGCTGATGTAGGTGCCCTGCATTTGCTCTGCGATGTGTTTCAGACCATAGCTGCTTATTTTCTTATTGACCGTCTTCCTGGGTACGATAATCCCTGAACGAACCCATGCCTCTGCGGCTTTCGTGCTTAACTGCTCAACGTTCTTTTCCATGTCTATGACCTCACTTTCTTAGTAACACTCCAATTGCTACGACGCATCGTGATCGCATGTTCTCGCTGCGCCTGCTGTTCAACATACACGTGTTTGTCTTTGTTTGTAGCGCGTATAAAAGCCTTCCTTTCCCTACCTTCTTTTTTCCAATCGCTTGGATTAAGCAACGTATCCATGCCACTGCGCGCAAGCCATGTGACCAGTTGATCCTCGGTCATATTGCTATCCCAAAGCTTGTCATTCAACCGGGGAAGATATGCCGCCACATAGCGCGGCACACTACAACGCGCGTGCCTTCCGTGCCGTGGTGTGCGCTTCAAGGCATTGAGCCGTGAGTAATCAATCCGTTCCCCGCTAATAAAGCTCTGAACAAGCTTGTCCACGTAGCGAAATCCTCTGTTCCTAAACGCCTTGATCAGGGCCCGATCCCAGAGCTCCTGGAGCATGTCGTCGTGGGCTTCTTTGAGAAGCCCTGATAAAAGATCATTCATCGCCTTTCTCCTTTCTAAACACCCATCACTTTACCTCATCGGTCCAGCTCCGTGGCCAGAGATGCTCGGACTGTTTCTCTGCACCCAGCTCGATGAGCTCAGTGGTCGTATAGACCTCCCTAAGCTCCCGTGATCCTGGTCCCACCCAACGGTGTTTGTCAGCGTAGTGCGGGAAAAACACAAGGCCCTTGAGCTTGAAGACCGGCTGTAGCACCGTCTCCGCCATCTTGTTGCCAATGATCATAGATCCTCCGCGCGTTTCAAGAAGCTCGGGTTCTTTTCTAACTCTCGCAATTCGAGCGACTCAATGAGCCTTGTCAACTGGCGCACCAAGCGCCAATTCTCATCCTCCACGGCCATGGCAAGCACCGTCTTGACTAGTTCAATGGCACGTTCCATCACGGTCCTCCAAAGCAAGATTAATATCCAAGGCAGAACTGATGCCTGAGACGAAATGCCTCATCATCTGCTCTTTGGTCATCTCTCCTTCTTCAATGACCCCTGCGCCCATAACGCCAAGCAACCACATCATCACTGCCACGCACTCATCGCCGTCGTAATCATCAAGCAAATCGTGCATGCGGGTTAAGAGCTCCTTAGACTCATCAACTCGAACTGACGTGGGCTTCATAATGTTCTGCCTTGCAGCCGCTCAGCCACAAGCCTTGCGTAGCCTGCAATGTCTTGCCAGCTATCGAGGTGATTTGGATCACCATTAATGATCCGGGCGATCTTGTGGCAGATCATATCCAGGGCCTCGATCTGATCATCAGCCAGGGCCTTGGACCGTGAGCCAAGTTCCTTGTAGATCACACCCTTTAACGACTGCACGATTTTTGATAAGGCCTCAAAGGTGCCGTAGTTCTTGGCACGCTCATCCAGCAGGGCTTTGACTTGATCGGAGTTCAGCACCTGCGGGTTTATGGCAATCGTAGACAACGGCACAAAGGTGGTCTTGGGCTTGCGAGGACCCAGCTTGCGGCCCTTTAAAGGCGAGGGACGCTTGTTCTTCGTGCCCTTGCGTCGTCCAATGCGTTTAGGCGTTTCAACGTCAGTGTGTTGTGTAACGGATGCTTCCATGTTGTTTCCTTTATGCGTGATCGTTGGGGTCAAATAAATCGGGTTGTTTGGGCTTTAAGCGACGCTCAATCGCTTCAATCGTTTCTTGCATCTGCTTAATCAGCTTGATGAGCTCGTCCTCATCAGGCGTTGTGGGTTCTACCTCATTCGATGCCATGTTTTTTCTCCACTGCGCGAACAAAGTCGATCGCAAAAAGGCCTGCGGGTTTCTGATGCCTTGCACATTGCATGTAAATGTCCCAGGCCTCTTCCTCGCTCAAGGGTTTGTGTCCCGTGAGCCATGATCCAAGGCGCTTAAGCCACTGCACGATCTTGCTCCGACAAGAGAATATAGGCGTGCTTCATGCGCTCGGCAATGCGATCAAGATCTAGGTCTGCAATGCGCTGACGCTCGGCCAACACCTTGGGATCCTTCCAAGGCGGCAATTGACCTAAGCGTTCCCACTCAAGAATAAACGTGTTGAGCACGTTGGTGGCTTCTGATGTTGTTTTGAATCTCATCTTCATTCTCCTTTCTGTTTAAAACGGTGCTGGTTCTATATTTTCCAGCGTTTTAACTCTATCACGCTTTCTTTGTTTCTTAACCCAGGCAATGATCTTTTTTTGTTCTTCGGGCGTCCTGAACGGCCATTTCATCTGTTCAGGGCTAATGGGAAAGTCACTGCCCTTGTTAGTCGCCTTTCTCTTTTCGGTACGCATTGTATTCCCTCAATAGTTTGTCGTGCATGTCGTGAAGCTTGTGTAACTTCTCATCAGCCTCGGCCCATCGGATTTTCCAGGCCCTGGCAGCTTCGATGTGATTGACGGCGTACATGATGGTGCGTGCGTCTTCCATGTCTTCCATCTGTTCTGCCATCAAGCGCAAGCGGTCAGTTAGATGTTGCACAGTGTTTCTCCTTGTAGACCTTTTTCACTTCTTCACGCAGCTTCTCGGTGACGTCGTGGAAGTTATTGAGCCTGAGCTGCGTTCTGAATATGCCGAAATTGTCTGCCATGACGACGGCAAACATAGAAGCCACCTTGATGCGCAGGCATTCATCTTTGGCAAGCAACGCCTCAAGGACCTGTGCAACTTCGTAGGTCTTCTTGATAGTGAAGTTGTGTGCATCATCATCGAGTTGATCATTGTCCATCGTTCATTCTCCTTTCTGTTTCAAGTTTCCATACATAAACCGACATAGCCATTCGATACTGATAATCAATCTCTTCAACTTCCCGCCTCAAACGAACGATCCGTTTCTGGTGATAATCCAGATTTGCGGCCAAGCTTTCTTTGGTGAGCAGCTTCAACGTCTCTACGTCTACTAAGGATTTCATCTTCCATCCCTATGATCGTGCCCTCGTCGAGAGCGTGAATAATGTTGACGCGCGAACGCCTCTTTTTCAATGCATCAGGCGCGTGGTCCAAGTCTAACCAGACGTGTGTGATGTCAATTTGCTCTGGCAAATCAAGCAAGGGCCGCGCTTCAAGAACCTCGTAGGACACATCGACTTCAATCGATGGGAGCGTCAGATACAAACCGTTGCGCATAAACTTTCTCCATTTCTAAGGCTTTCTCAGGATCAATCGTATTAAGTGTACGTATAAATTCTGCGTAGATCAAGCGTTGAACAATCGAAGTTCTTGTTGTTTGATGAAAATCGGTCATCTCCGAGAGCATGGCATAGATCTCTAGAGGAATGGTGACCGTGTTCCACGGTTTATTTTGTCTGCGCGAGGGAGAATTTCTTTTGCTTTTGATTCGATACCAAACGCGAGGACGACCTTTCTTTGCCATACCTAGTTCCCAAAAAAAGGCCCGTGAAGCACGGGCCGAATAGCGTTGGGAAGACGCTTAAGGAGACATACATGAACAACAGCCCTCATCATACGGCTTCTCCCCAAGAAGGTCCAGTCTCTACATCCACAACCGATGGCACGGCTAAGTCCACGGCTGTGGCCATGATGTGCGCAGCCTCTTTGGCTTCCTCGATACTCTTAACTGAGAGCGCAATCTCGTCATGCACTTGCAAGAGCAACGTAAAGCCCGCCTGATCAAGCTTAATGAGCGCACGTTTGGTCTGATCGGCTGCGGACCCCTGGATCAAACGGTTCAATCCTTTGTAGGTCATCGCACGCTTAATGCGCTGGCCGTACTTTGCAGCCGCCTCTTCATAAGGAAGTGCCTTGTGAACGCCCCACTCGGTGGGTTCCCAAAGCGGAAAGCGGCACTTGCGACCAAGCAAGGTGCGGATAGCGCCGCCTGAAGCACGGTTCTCGATCCGACGCATCACGGCGTCCACCGTGCCGCGCAGGAAAGGAACGTTTTGGTGGAAGTTGCGGATAAGATCTTCTGCCTCATCGATCGGCAGATCAAGGCTATTGGCAAGCTTTTGTTTGCCCATGCCGTACATCAGCCCTAAGCCGATCGTCTTAGCAGCTTTGCGTTTAATGTTTGCCATGTCCGCAACCATCTGATGGAAGTCGGTGCGGGGGTTGGCGTGGTAGGCACTGACCATGCTGTCTGCGCCAGGAAGATCCAAGAGGCTTGCATAATGCACAAGTAGACGTGGTTCTTGCGAGGAAAAGTCGTTCGCAGCCCACATGCATCCCTCTTCAGGAAGAAACAAACCTCTCACCATCGGGCCAATGACCTCGTGGCGGGCCGGAACCTGTTGAAGGTTGGGGTTAGCCATGGAAAGCCTGCCTGTGACCGTACCGCCATCATCAGAGCGCATCTGGTTGATGTGCGGGTGGATACGCCCGTCGTGAGCGGAGAAGTCTAAGTAAGGCTGTAGGAACGTGCCGTGGGTCTTGTTCAGTTCGCGTGCTTCAATGATTTGCTTGCAGATCGGATGCTCGTGCGATTCAAGAAAAGACTTCGTAAAGCTTGGCAGGCCGTTCGTGGTCCGTGGGTATTGAATGCCGAGCTTATCGAACCCCAGCGCGATGCTGGCTGCGGCCCAGATGTCCACAGGCGACCCACAGGTTTTGCGTATGTCTTTGATCAGGGCCTGCTCACGCTCGCGCATCTGGTCGATGAGCTGCTGCGCCTTGTCGCGATTAAAGCGAATGCCACGGCGTGTGATGTTGACCAGCACCGGGAGCAGATCGGACTCAAGCTCGAAGATCGATTCAACTTCCTCGTTGCGTAAGATGATCTTGAAGTGCTGCCAAAGCTTGAGCGTTAGTGCAGCATCTTGCTCGGCGTACTCGCCCACATACATGGCAGGCAGCTTCCAAAGCTCCTTCTTGGCGTGGACGT